TTAGATGACGAAATGAGAGGAAATGCCTTTGGAAATATTTCTGGTGGCGATGAATGGCCAGAACTGAGCAACCCTTATGTTCCAAAGTCTGCTGATTATAAAATGAAAGAAAAGTCCGCAGTAGATGACGGAGATAATGATTATAGCCGTTGGCAATCAAATGACACTTGGCCAAATCTTAAAAATCCATACGTTCCAGACAACATGGCTATGGATCCATCCAAGTATAAGGCAAATTCCGATGACTTGGTTGCAGATACAGCGAAGCGTAAGGTCTAATTTAAAAAAGGAGTACGTCAATGGAAAAGTTAAGCTTGTACGTTGACTGCTGTAATAATGGCGGATTTGAATTGAACCTGAACGAGTCAACTACCGATAAGGGGTTGACTAAGTTCAGGGGTAAATTCCAAGAAGCCGAAGCAGTTAATAAAAATAAAAGAATCTACCCATATGCTGTTCTTGATGAAAATGTCAAGAAATTAGTCCCAATTGTAAACGCCCGTGGACTCGTTGGTGAATTAGATCACCCTACTGATTCAATTATTCACTTCGAAAAATGCTCACATGTTATTACTAAACTTTGGTGGGATGGAAATAGCCTCATGGGAGAAGGCGAAATTCTTAATACGCCACATGGCAAAATCTTAAAAAGTCTATTATCAGACGGAGTAAGGGTCGGAATTAGTAGCCGTGGAGTAGGAAACGGTAGAAGTGATGAAAATGGTATCCTTATTATTGGTGAAAGCTATAAGCTAATTACGTTCGATGCTGTCGCTGATCCAAGCACCTACAACGCCTTTCAAGAAAAGGTCGTTGGAAAGAAAGAATCTTATGATGCAACACCTTCATATGAAATCAATAAAAATATGGTTAAAAATGAAGGTAGCCGCATACATAATGTTAATAAACAAGCGTTAATCGCATGTTGCAGTGGAATCATTGAACAGCAATCAAGCAAAATCAAGGCAAAGCTGCGATAAATTAATGATCTTACCAAACACGATAGAAAATTATAAAACAGGAGTGAGGTTTGAATATGGACAAGATTACAGAAGCATTGAAGAAATTACTGCCTGAATCTGAGATTAATGAAGTCGCAGCCTCTATTAATGAATCATTAGAGCAGGCTAAAGCTGAATTAGAGCAAGAATATAATTCTAAACTTGAAGAAGCATATACCGAGCTAACTGGCGAATTGACAAACGCAGAAAAGATTGCAGAAAAAGGCTACGAAGAAGCCTATGCAATCATCGGCGACCTTCGAAATCGTCTAGAACTTCAAGGTGAAGAATATAAGTCTGCATTAGAAGAAGGCTACGAAGAAGCATACCAAATGCTTAAAACAGAAAAAGATAAGAACCAACAGCTTGAAGTCGAAATGTATGAAGAATACGACAAAAAGCTCGGCGAAATGAAAGAATATATCGTCGATAAAGTTGATCAATTTCTTCAATATAAAGGTCATGAAATTTACGAACAAGCTAAACGCGATGTTCTTAATGACCCACGTATGGCTGAACACAAGGTCACACTTGATAAAATTATCGACCTTACAAGCAATTACATCTCTAATGATGAATTCGCTGCTGTTTCTTCCAGTAAGTTAGAAGAAGTTAATAAAGCTGTGGAAGATATGAAGGGACAACTGCGTATTATGGAAGCCCGTAATATTCGTCTGTCAACTGAAAATACCAAGCTGAACGAAGCCGTGCGACAAGCACAAGATCTTATCACAGAAAGCCGCAGGGCTGTCACACGTGAAAAGAAATCAGGTGTTATCGCCGAGCAGAAAGAAAGAGTTGAAAAAGCAAGGAACGTAACGGGGAGAGGTAGTGCAACTAATGATGGTGTTGTTATTTCGGAATATGCAGCATCAACAAACAATGACATGGATCAAATGTTGGTTCTGTCAGGTGTTAAAAAAGCCTAAACAAAGCTACTCCAAGTTAGTAATTTAATTATTTTATGAAAAGAGGATTACTCTAAGATGAACGCAAATTCAAGATTTTTAAACGAAGCTAAGGAGCTAGAATCACGTTGGGGCAAGACCGGACTCCTTCAAGGTATCGAAGACCGTTACGTTCGTTCTGCCACAGCAGTTCTGCTCGAAAACCAAAGACTCATGAACGAAGTTAGCACCGACACTGGTGACGTTGCTCAGTTCAAGCGAATCAGCATCCCACTGGTTCGTCGTATTTACCCACAATTGATCGCTAATAAGATCGTCAGTGTTCAACCACTGCTTGGTCCTACCGGCTTAGTCTACTATCTCCGCTTCCGCTATTCTAGCAACAAGGGTTCTACCCGTGGTGCTTCAAATAATGGTGGATTTCCTGGCGACGATGCCAACAGCTTAATGCAATTGGCTGATGGTACTGCCAATCTGGACATCTTCTATTCTAGCCAATATATCCAAAACGAAACAACTTCAACCGATGCCGGTAATGATGCTGTTTCAACCTACTCGCCACTTGAGCATACGCCAATTTTGGCTGGTACGGTTACTGGTACGATTTATCTTGGTGCAACAGCCATCCAAACATTCGTCGTTTCGTCAAGCGGAACATTCACTTTTCACGACATTGGATCTCCTAGCGTTAAAGTTACCTCTGGTACTTTGCTAAACAACACCGGCGAACTTTCCTTGACTTGGAACAATAGTGCTCCTACTGCAAATCACGTTGTTATCTCTTATGAGTACAACATGGAATGCCAACAAGATCTTCCTGAAATCAATCTCGTTATTGAATCAGAAGAAATTGCTGCTAAGACCCGTAAACTCAAGGCTGTTTGGAGCTACGAAGCTCAACAAGACCTTCGCAGCCAGCACAATCTGGATGCCGAAGCTGAGTTGACTGCTGTTCTCGCTCAAGAAATTAATCTTGAAATCGACCGTGAAGTTCTTACCGACCTTCGTAACAACGCTGGTACGGTTACTGCTTGGGATTTCAATACAGCCCTTGGCGAAACGATCAAAGAAAAGTATGAATCACTTTACGTCAAAGTCGTTGAAGTTTCCAACGTCATTCACCGTAAAACACTGCGTGGTGGTGCTAACTTCCTAGTTACAAGCCCTGAAGTCGCTTCGATCTTCGAAACAGCCACAGCCGGTTTCGCTCCTGCTCCTTCTGAAACTTTCACAAGCAGCTTAGGCATCCAATACGTTGGTACTGTCAACAATCGCTGGAGACTGTACAAGGATCCATTGTTCCCAACCAATCAAATCTTGATGGGATATAAGGGCGACTCCTACATGGATTCCGGATACTTCTATTGCCCATACGTTCCACTAACCCAAACGCCAGTTGTGCTCGACCCAGAGTCCTTCTGCCCACGCAAGGGTATTTTAACTCGGTATGGAAAAAAATTATTGCGCGAAGGTGCAAAGTTCTACGCGAGAATGTCAATCGCAAATTTTGTGATCTGATTTTGTCGAACAATAATCAGTCTAGCATAAAATTGAATAAAAAACCCTGCCATCAATGGTGGGGTTTTTTATTTTTATTTTTTTTTTTTTTATTTATAAGTATTTTATTAAAGAAGATTCAAGCAAGGTTTCCAAATCAATATTTAATGACTTTATTTTTTCATTTGACCATGTTTCGTATTCTAAATCTGAACACTCTTTTTTAAATGCTTCTTTCTTTATTAAATTAAGTTCTAATTTTACTGAGTAATCGTTTTTTACTTCGATGGCCAATAAACGACCGGATTTGTACTTTACAACAAAATCAACAATATAATATCTTTTATGTCCTTCGGCATCATAATAAGAGACTTTAAAAGGCTCATAATCATACCAATCAACATCATCAGAATTATCTAAGTGCGAATGGACTTTAAGTTCATAGCTTGATCTAAAGCTAGGATTTTTTTTTCGGCATTTTTTGCTTTTATACTTCCCTTTTAAGCTATGATTTGATCCAGAGTTCCACTTTCCTTCTCCAATCAGCTTGGTTACTGTTTGGCTTTGTTTTTGATTCCATTCTTCCGGTCTTTCTATTCCTTTTGACCAAGGATTTGCCCAGCTTTCTGCAAGCCACTCGCGACAATTTTCACGAAGGTATTCTTTCATTTCTGGCAACTGATTGTAATGTTCGACACCATATTTTTCAAAAGTTGTACTTGCCATTTTCAATTGTACTTCTGGCAATTGAGCAACATTTTCGACGCCATATTTTTTAAAATTATTTTCTTTCATTTTTTGCATAATTTCTTGTGACTGATATGGATGATCTACACCATATTTTTCTTGCATCACTTGTTTTTGCTTATCCTTTATGCTTTGCAAATGCATAGGATGATCTACGCCATATTTTTCCAAATAAGTTTTTTTAGTTTTTTCTGTTCTTTGCTTAACAAAATTTTCATCTTGAAACATTTTTTTTCTATTTTCTATAGATTCAGGCGTATTCATGGCTAAACCGCCGTATCTTTGTTCACATGTTTCTTTTACTTTTTCTTTAATTTCATTTTTAAACATAGGGTTTTTAAATTTTAGTTGACATTTTCTACATATATGTTTTTGTTGATTGTCTTTGAAGTTTTTCTCAGCATACTTCAATTTTAACATGCGTTCTTGACCACATGTTTCAAAATTTCCACAACAATCATACTTGATTTTTACTTCTTGACCTTGTAAAACGCCAGTTATATCTTGCAGGTACATTTGATTTCCTTTTTTTGATTTTTGCTAGACCTTGTATATATATTATACTAGTTCTTGCAAAAAAAATCTTCAAAAATATTGTTTGAAATATTTTTTTTATATTGTAAAATAGATTACAAGAACGTGAGATGTTGAACAAAGTCAAATATCAGGAAAAATGAGATGAATCCAGAATTTGTAGTTGCTAATAATGAAGAAAATATTTCGGAATTTAAAAAGAAAAATAAAAATGAAAATAGTAAAAAATATTATAAAAACAATATAGCAAACGACAAAATAGAAACATTTTGCGAATATTGTCAAATAATCCACAATCCATTAAGATTGACCTACGAAAAAAACATTGCAAAAAATGGTGAATATGTTTGCGAAAGAAAAGGTGGATTTTTATCTGGTTCTGTCCCCAAGCCAAAAAAGGAAAATCCATATGCTATTGAAGGCAAAAAGGAATGCAACAATTGCAAATGCGTAAAGGATTTTGAGGAATTTGGATTAGATAAATT